TTCGTCACCCATTCCGGTTTTTGCTGACTTTGTGTGATGCCAATGAATCCTTCAGGCGAATTGCTGAGAGAAATCAGGCGTCCTTTATTATCCAGGAGAACATGACGATCACGTTCCGGCGAATGGTCAAGTGCCTGATAGGTCATGGCAGGATGCCCAACAGTTTTCGACAGCAAGGGTTCAAGCATCGCGGAACCCTCTGGCACATCGATGTTGAGTTTGCCTTTACGATTAAGATGAAGCTGACAAGTCATGTCAGATTGTGGTGTTTTTTCTGTCGGACTAGAAAGGGATGGTGATATTAAGGTCGGTTGTTCAGGAACAGATGTTTTCTCTATATGACGGGCAAAGATTCGCGGCTTCAGACTACGCAAAAGCATTATCTATCCTTACTATTCAGAGAACTCTTTAGATATGTTAAAAAAACGTTATTTTTGTTCCAGGGACGTCGAATTTTTTTGGATAAAGTGAGAGATAATTCAAAAAAAGACGGGAAGAAATCAAAGCAGACGCAAACACGATAACGCCTGCTTTCGGCTGATAATTAAAGCGATTTCAATTGTTCAGCAAGTTTAGGATTACGCTCAACCAACAATAAAAGTTTACGGGCAGGGCCAATAGGTTTACGGGTTCCATTGATCCAGCCGTTTGCAAGGGACGGACTGACGCCAAAACACATACCCAATTGTTCAGCGTTCAGATCCAGGATGCGACGCAAGCGCGCCACATCAGGACGGCGGAAAAGCGGTGTGACTGAACTCTTGTCAGATTCAGGAAAGTACAGAGAGGATTCACACGTAAACGCGGAATGTGAATACATAAGGAAAACTCCTTCTTAAACATGGAAATAATTCTCTTCCTTGATCGCGAGAACCACCATTCGAAGATTATCCTTTCCGATAATCGAAAAACCATCATTATGAAGGGTGGTTGTTCCTTCAAAAGCATAATGATCGCAACCATTAATCACAGAATCCGGGATAAAATTTTTAGTGGATTTCATGATGTAGATCTCAGAATTGTAATAATTTACGGAACCAGAGAGTGAAAAATTCTCATTCCATGCGGTCAATTCTCCCTGACATAACGTAGCGGGAAATCGGTCTATAATACCCTCTTTATTGGTGAGGGTCAGTCGGTAGATACCGTCAATCATTCATCTTCTCTCTTTGTGGGGATTTCGTGAATGTAATCGAAAGCTGCAAATCACAATGATCATCCAGTAAAAAATAATAACCTTCATCCATATCAATGAGTTGACCCGAAAAACGATAAGCCTGAAAATCATTGAGAATAGAAGGTGTTGGATAAAGGCTATTTCTGGAAATATTAAGGATAAGGGTACGATGATAAAAAGAACCATAGAATGACAATGTTGAACCTTGTCCGATCATCTGACCATCGCGAACATAGATTTTTGCGAACTCATTAACACCCAGGTAATTAATAAGTTTTACATCATAATGTCCTTCTTCCATATTTTTATTCCTTCGAAAATAGAGGTAGCATCTGAATAATGACACTCACGGTCATCAAAAATGATCAGACTGAGCGATTTTTAATCATGTGGTTGTATTTCAGAAAGGGATGAAAATTGTTAACGGCGATTACTTTTCTTTATTCTGTCGAGAAGAAGAAGACGGGAATTATCTGAAACAAATTCTTTCGGTTGTGTCGGATTTATCTTAACGGCATTGGCCTGAATAAGATATTCACGCCCATCAAGAAAGGGAGGTGGATAGAGTTTGCCTGTTCTCACCCATCGTCGAACCTGTTCCATAGAACGGGGGCGAAGCTGATGCGCGTTCCATTCGCGCAAAGTGATATAACTCATTGCGGTTTCTCCATGACAAAAAGCGCCATGACATCAGAACGATGGGCGCGGGAAAAGGACGAACGAAAGAGAAATGAAAAACCCCGCCGAAGCGGGGGAAAACTAACGAGGGATGTAAAATCAGTTTTATTTTCTACAGGGGAACAAAAAGGCAACTATCATCATTTTTATTGCGGTTCTTACAGACCGCGATTGCCGTGAACCATATCGTAAGCATACTGGATACCGATACCGAACGCGCCAGCGTGTGCTTGAGAAATTTCCATCGTGGCCGGATAGGTCTCTTTGCGTTCCCAGTCGCGCTGAAGTTCCAGAAGATAGGCGGTAGCAGTGATAGGACGCGCGCCAGACTGGATCATACGATGCATTGCCATAACATGCGCTTCATGGCTCATGTCACCTGATGCATCGGCTACAACATACACTTCAAAACCCTGTTCAAGCAGACCCTGAACTGGACCGTTCAGGCAAACTGAGGTCCAGAGTCCCGCGATCACGATACGGGTTTTACCTGTCGCGTTAATAGCATTAACGAAATTCTGATCTTCAATCGCATCAGACGTGGTGCGGTTGATATAGCTCTTCGTGTCTGGGAAGACTTTAGACACTTCAGGGAAAACCGGACCCGCAAAGTCAGAACGGCTGATGGTTGAGACGATGGTAGGAACACCAAACGCTTTACCAGTTTCAGCCAAGATAGCTGTGTTTGAACGAAGTGAACCGATATCGATAGACTTCACATTGAAGGCCATTTGAGACTGATGATCCAGCAGGATTAATGCGTGATTATGCGGGTTAAGCAGGTTTTTTGGCTCTACAGCTACAGCTTTAATCTCAGTCATGATATTTCCTTTCAATGAAATGTATTTATTAAACGAGGTCTTCAAGACAGTTTTAACGGAGGTCATCTTGTCGACGGGAATAACTATAACGAAGCTGTTCCCAAAATGTCTTTTCCATTTTGCAAGGCTGAGATTGAAAAAACTTGCGTTGAATCGCTCAAATTAACACGTTCATTTTTTATTTAGATGAAGGGTAATCAGAGATTGTGAATACACACTTTTACACATCAAGCCGGAAAGGAAACTATGCTGAGAGCAGGGAAGGCGGGTGAAAGGAAATAAGAGACAAAAAAAAGCCTGAAGGCTATGTTCAGGCTTAAGTGTACGTCACGACACATTTTTATTATGAAGACATCCTTAGAGAACAAGACGGAACCTGAGAGGGTGCGCCAACGAGGGGGTAATAATCTTTAAAAAAATCGCCCGACGGGGGTCAGGCGAAAAGCCGATGAGAGCATTAATTAAAGATTATTATTTTTCAGGTTCCGCCCTGAGGTTTTACAATACGTCCTCACTGAAAGAAAAACGTATCAATCTAAGCGATTTATTCGTGAAAAATTTCTTCTTCATGCTCGGCGATGTATTTTGCACAATGATTGATGAACTCACGAACCTTCGCAGATTTCCTGACCTCAGGATGAGCAAGAAACCATAATTCTTCTTCAATATCAGGGAAAACGGGACTAAGCCGAACCAGATCATCATAATGGTGCCGATGCATAACCGGTATCAAACCAATGCCGACAGAATTATGAATCGCGCTGGCAATGGACAAGACCGAATCGCCTCGAAAAACGATTTTGTCTTTATCAACATTGGCTTCAATCCATTTGTGCGCCCGTAAACGGGAAAGCGAAGGCGTGAAACCGAGCCAGCGACAGGTTTTAAGCTGATCCAGGCTTAAGCTTTCGCCTTGCCATTGGTCACGATTTCCATAGATTGCCCATTTTGCCACACCGACTTTTCTTCCTGAAAGATTGGGTGGAACCGAATTCGTCGCACGAAAAGCGATATCCGCACCACCCGTCTCAAGGTTGACTTCATCATTACCAATAGAAACATAAAAACTGATTTGCGGATTCTGATGGGAAAAAGACGCAATGAGCGGTGACAGATAGTCATGGAGAAGCGCACCGTTCGTGGTAATCCGAATTTCACCCACAAAACCTCGCACCTCTTCCGTGACGTTACTCAGTACACATTTCATTTCGTCCTTCATGCGCCCTGCAAGCGAAATCAGCTCCATTCCGGCACTCGTCGGAACATACTGGGAACGACTGCGAAGAAACAGGGTTAACCCGAGCAATTCCTCAAGCGCACCCAGGCGACGAAAGAGGGTTGAATGATTGATATCGAGGAACGCTGACGCCCGCGACAGGTTGCCATACTCTCCTATAGCAAGGATGATTTTCATATCATCCCATGAGAAACGATTCAGAAGTTTATTCATTACTGGCCTCTTAACATAGCTCCACCTGCTAAACCGAACACTATGTTCCACAAACAGAACATAAAAAATTCGCGATCGGGGCGGATCTCAAGAAAAAATAGGGCGGTAAGGGGGGAGAAGAGCGAAAATGACGCGTTAAATCAGTGCAATGCGTCTAGTTTCGTATATTTCTGACGCAACCTCCTGTAAGTCTGGGTCATTTTTAAGATGAAGAAAGCAATACTCAAAACACTGATTCAGTTCATCGAGCGTCTTCGCTTTGGTAGCAGCAGAACCAAACGACTGAACCAGTTCCTGAGGTGTGCGGGTTTCTTTCTCTGTGACGGCGGTTTCAACTGCGCTCTGATTTATAACCTGATTCAGCTCTAACGCCGATTGAGGTGTTGAGGATGAAACAGGCGTCACATCACGTTCGGTTTTCACACCCATTTCATCCGGCGTATAAACCCCCAGGATGACATCAGGGGTATAAAGACGCGCCCAGTATTTAACAGCAAGATACCCAATTTGCTGTTTAGGTGCGCTGGTCCAAAGTGGCGAATTTCTGACTTTGATAAATTCAAGGTAAAGCCATTCGCCCCAGGTCCGAGTTTCCTCACCGGTAATCACGGCACCAACACGCACACACAAGCCTTTTTCTGAACCCGCCGTCCGATCTCCTGGCCGATATTTATCCCAGGAACCGCCGTACTCATATTTGAATCGTGAACTCACGGCGTGAGAACTGGTGACGATGGCGTTAACGAGCTGCGCTTCATAACACAGCCCGCCATTTACGACGCTCGTTTTCTGTGCAACGGAATAAGGATTCATATTCCATTGAACCGCCTGAAGGGCAACTGCAAGACAATCAGCAGGTTTCCCCGCAAGGTGTGCGGGAAGGGTGACGCGACTCAATGCCATCTGTTCGGCAAAAGCCTGAAGCTTTTCGAGGCTGGTGGGATTGAAAATCGCTGAACGGGTATTTGATGGATCATGATGAACAAGATCGGTCATAGAAAATCATTCCTTTTATCCCAGTCGGGGCGCGTGATTTCTTCGATGCCACCCCAGTCACCTGAGATCATCGCCTGCGCATAAGTTTGAAGATTCGAACGAAAAAGATGAGTCCCTACATCAACATGATAGGGGGAAAGGGAATAAACCCTGACCGGATAGCGACCACAATCGATAGTGTCACTGACTACAATAAAGACAAACATGGGCGTTTCGCCGTAGCTTTCACGAAAACTTTCACGATAAAACGCGTCCTGGACGTGATAACGAAACTCAGCAATATGGCGAGGGAAACGGGCCATATCCGCGATCTTTTTTACATCAATAATGACAGGCATCCCCGAAAGAAACTTATCAGGCCGGGTTCGACACAACACACCCGTTTCTTTGTCGGTCCAGTAAATTGACGCCTCACAATGCCCTGGCTTATCAAGTAGCCAGCGCACGGAAGGATGGGCATAGGTCGAATCTCGCATGAGAAAGAGCTTGCGCCAGATTTCCCCCGACAAAATGGTTTTGCCGCTTCCGGCCATTTCCTCCCGAAAACATTTCTCTTCTTCTTTTCCTGCATTGCTGCGACGGTTAAAGTCAGGCATCGAAACAAATCGTTCGCTGAAGGCGTCAGGTTCAAGCAAAAGACAGTGAAGGGCGGTCCCGACCGTTAAGGGTTCTTTTTTTTCTTCATCCTCAGGCGCTTTTTTGCGCCAGTGATAAATAGCCATACTGATCGCGATATCATCGAGCTGAGATTTACTAATGCCCTCTCCACGATGATAGTCCTCATTGCTCAATGAAAAATAGACACCAGGTGCCATTATCCCTCCAGGGTGCCTTCATCAAGATAGCGGCGAATAGCAAATTCGCGAGTTACCCTGAACATCAAACAATCCCAGAATACTTCCGAAATAAAAACCTGATAATCCACATCGGAAAGGGATAACCATTCATCGCATAAATGCGTGAACTCAGATGGGTGATAATCTGCGACCGCTAAAAAAATGGGGTTTTGGCTTTTCAGTCCGTGGAGGTGTTCGACTTCGGTGCGAATGGCTTCGCGATCTTCGTTGGAGAGGTTGCAGATAATACCGTTGATTCGTCTGTTGTCCTGGAGAGACAGTCGCATGAAAGACCCTCTGATTGAAGCCAATCGAGCATTGAGGAAATAAACTCGAATTCGGCGAGGCTCTCTGAAGGAATTGGACTGGCGGGGCCACCAGCAGGATTAATACACACTCGGATCTCCTTTCTGTTTTAAAAAAGTGATCAGATTGTGCGCTCTTATTTTCAAAAAACAAAAAGCTAAAGGCATGAAGCCCTTCATTTTATTAAATGATTTCATCAGTTCTCCACAAAAGAAAAAGGCCCGATTGGGCCTTGTCATAAATTCAGAGGGATGCGCAAAACTTTTTAAATTCCATCGATATTTTATCAACTTCCCCCATCTGGTCATAAAGCATATCAAGCGTACTTTGAACGGCATCATTAGCCACATTAAGTCGGGAAATGAAATCGTCAATTTTAGGTTTGATCTCCGTTAAAACATGCGTCTGTTTTGTCTGTTCGGCTTTATCCGCCTGCATGAGCATTTCAAGGGCGCGTTTGCGTAGATCGTCAGCATCTGTCGGGATAATATTGACTGAAGGAATCTCTTCGGATTCGGTTTCAGTTTCTTCGTCCTCAATCACGACAGGTGAAGGTGAGGGTAAAGGTTTTTCGACTATGGGAACCGCCTCCGATTCGATAACAGGAACAGACATGAGTTCGATCTCTTCTGTTTCAGGAACTTCTTCAACAGGCATCGTAATTTTTGGTGGTCTACCGTTCCAGTCAAATCCCGGAATAGAAGCAGGAAGACCAAATTTGTGATGATAGAAAAACGTCGTGAGGTTGCCGCCATTCAGCGGCCTGGCCTGAATGACATGAATGCAATCACGCTCATTAAGATAACGGATCAGAATATCCTTATCTTTACGGCTGAGTGAGGCAAAACTTTTTACTTTCTGACTCATTTGCGGAAGCCGAACACCGTCGGTCATTTTTTCTACAAAGTTTTTCACCTCCGCAAGAGGTCTATAGAGTTTATTCGGTAAATTTAAAGCAGCCATTACAACTCCTGTTTCTTAAGCGAGACTTCCCCATGAAAGGGAAGGAACAAGACTCACAGTGAACGTGAGTGGTTTATGTCCTGATACTTAAGATCCAAAAGGCATTAGCAGCACTTACGAAATGTCGCAGGAATGGGAACACAAGGTTCATAAAGCGATTATCGGAACGCCTAAGCCTGTTGAAATCCGGGACTGAGGCGATAAAAAAACACAATTCCAGACTAAAAGAATCATAATCTGTGTGATTTCATCACGTTAATCAACTTAAGTATTCATTCAGATATTTTCTGTTGAAAAAATTTTTGAATGAATGCTTTGTTCGCACCATTGCCGTTCTTCCTGAACCCGCCGGGCGACCGACGTCATGATGTTGCGCCGTTCAACGGCTTGATTAAATACTAAGAGATTTAAATGGTCAACTACTTAAGTTTTTACTCGTTTGTTGAAGTGTGACAGGGATCAAGATATAGGGAAAATGAATCTTTAAGTTGTAAAAAAAGCCCGAACGAAACGTTTCGGGCTTAAGTTTTTGATTTGGAAAGGTTACATAGCGCGCTGAGCAAAAACGATTCTGCCCAGAATTTCGAGGTCATTCATCGGAATTTTCTCATCTGGATAGCGAACATCATTGAAACTTTTCAACGTCAATTCAGCAGGACCAGAACGGAAAAGAATGCGTAACCGTCGCCAGCTGCTTTGATCGATGGCATAAATTTTCCCATCGACTATCCGACGATCATTGATATCAACCATTATCTTAGATCCTTCGGGCATGACTGGTTCCATGCTATCACCAGTGACTGAAAACGCTACAAAATCGGAGCCGGTTACATCGACGCCAAAACTTTTTAAATCTTCTTTGTTTACCTTCATTGTCGGGCCGTCATAAGTCGTAAAAGGGAACGGCGAGATTGCAAAAGCGCTTTCGATATCAGGAAGTAACGGAATCGAGATCTCGCCGCTATGCGGTGAGGATGAGGAGTCGCTCAGCTCGACCTTCTCGGGATGTGCGCCGAAATCATCACGAAAGGGAGTATGGTTAACTTCTGATTTTTGTTCAACATAGCGGGGACCGTTTCCGGTCAACAACCATTCAGCATTAACACCTAACGACTGTGCAATTTCGACAATACGTTTACTCGATTGTGCCTTTCCAGCCACAAGTTTATAGATCGTGCCTTGCGTGACACCCACGCGTCGCGCGAGTTCTCCTTGTGAATATCGTCTCTCCGTTAACATCGCTTTCAGGCGGTCAGCTAATGACATTTCAGTCTCTAAACCTCGTTAAGTCCAGGTCTTGCACATCCAATACCTAGAGAGTTATGATTTGCTTTTATTTAAATACTGAGGTAATTAAACCTGTGAACGAAATCATCCGTTGCGCCATTCTGCATCACGGCAGTCAGAAGAAACTGGCGGATGCGTGTGGCGTAACACAGGGAGCCGTCTGGAAGTGGTTACACGGTATTAACTCCGTGTCCCCTCAGTATGTGAACGCGGTTTCCCGCGCGACCGATGGCCAGTATCAACCCTATGAGATTCGCCCGGATTTACCTGATCTGTTCCCGCTGCATAAGCAAGAATAGTTCAATGCTCTTTAACAATCAGTATACAGTTTGAACGATTACTTTCGTATTCGCTCACGAATTTGCGCATTCTAGCGCAAGTTATAAGTGAACGCCTTAATCTCTCGCCGATTGTTATCGGCACCGAAATCTATACTTAATGATGACTTTTGTGAATTTTTTATGACACACGTCACCTTTCAGTATATTTCAGAATACTTAAAGATGTTTCTGGCGTTCGCACCTATACCAATGACCACACTTAGGAGTTTAACCAATGCGAGATACACAGATTCACACAGCTTTAAGGATTGAATCGACTCTCATCAATGCCATTAATATTCATGGCACTGAATCCGTCGCAGAAGCGATAGGCATCGACCGATCCCAAATCTCTCGCTGGAAGAAAACCCACATACCTAAATTTGCGCGCTTTCTCGCTTTTATCGGATACGGAATTGAAGATGAAGATTTACGTCGGCTGGCGAAAGAGGTCGCAAAATTATTGATCAGGGAAATGCGGCCTGGTCCTGATTCTTCAGCACGATTTGAGAAGGATTGAAAAGCAGGGAGGCATTCAGGTAGACCAGAAAGGTTGATGTCAACGCCCGACTTGTTCCATGAATGTCGTCATCGCACAGACATTCAGCCTTTCATCTGAAACACATAAAAAAAGGTTCCCTGTGGGGCAGGGAACCTTATCGGCTGAATTTCAGAGGTACAGAATATGAATCCTGAAGTGTCTCGGTGGGATTATATCACCGGTAATAAAGAAAAACGCGCATTAATGAGCATTCAGATTGATAAGATAATTCTCAGTATACCCGACCCGGAGGTGATGTTTTGAAACCACGCTTCACACTCCATTATTTCTCTCATGAAAATTCGGTTCGGGAGAATAAAGTGCAAAATCAGAAACAGGGCCATTTCTCACTGTTTCGAAGTCTTTTGTCGGCGGAATGGTCTCGCGATCCCATAAAACTCGCGATATGGGTTCGGCTACTTTCTGAGGCCTCGTTTCGTTCACGTTCGGTTAAGTTTGTTGGGAAAACCTGGGAACTTAAGCCTGGCGAACTGGTTACAACCTGCGCCATCCTCGCAAGCCATATTCTTGATGAAAAGGGTTCACCTATCGGGAAACGCCTGGTTAACCGGATCCTGAAAGGCTTCGAAAAGCGTGAAATGATCCAAATATCCAATAATCATTTGGCATTGATAATATTCATCACAAATTATTGTGCCTATCAGGCCATCGATGAAACCGAAAGTGAAGGTACACCCTTTGGTACACCCCTCGGTACACCCAAACCCAGAAATGACGCAGGTTTGAAGGTGGTCGATGGTACACCCTTTGGTACACCCCTCGGTACACAGAACAATACTGATCTCAATACTGATCTTAAAAAGATCTCTTCGTCGCCGACAATTTCCGCTGGATCCTCGAAAGGATCCGGGTCTATCATCCACCCTGACGCGGCAATTCAGTCGCCGACGGAGAAATATTGGGGAACGGATGATGACCTTCGATTAGCGAAATGGATCTTTGCACTGGTTTCAGCCGTCATGCCAACGGCGAAAAAACCCAGTTGGTCGGCTTGGGCTAATGACATTCGTTTAATTCGATTAGCCAAACAATGTAATCATCGGGAAATAGCCATTACGTTCAAATGGGCCAATTCCGATGGATTCTGGCAAACAAATGTGTTAAGTCCTTCTAAGCTTCGTCGACACTGGGATTCTCTTTATCCCAGAAGTCAACAGATAAGCAATAAATCCAATGTCAGACATCAGAATGCCGAACTGGATTTTGATAATACTGACTGGGCAGAAGGGCTAGAGGTATGAAGCAATTAGCGCAAGCCATTAAACATCGTGATGCCGTTCAATTATCACTAATAGCGCAATCACACCCAGAAAAAAAACATGAGCCAATTCCGCAACAGGCTGTCGATGTGTTTAATGATTTATTTAAACAACTCAGGGCCACGTTTCCGGCAATGATGGCGACGATTAAAGACCAGGAACAGTTAAATGAACTTCGGCGACAATGGGTAAAAGCCATTGCAGAAAATCACATTTATCATTCCGATCAAATTGAAGCGGGAATGAAACGGGCCAGGAAACACGAAAAACCGTTTCTTCCCTCACCTGGTGAATTTATATCGTGGTGTAAAGAAGCCGAAACAAAACGATATGGATTACCTGATGAAAGAGAACTGTTCGACAGTGTGATGAAATTCCGCGCCAATCGGTTTAAATATCAGAGCATAGAAGAGTATCCCTGGCATTCTAATGAAGAATACTGGTTAGTCAGTGCTGTAAGTTCACAAATGACAAGCCTGAACCTGTCTGTAACGGACGCACTAAAAACCTGTAAGCGTGAATTGACTAAACTGATTAAGAAACTGAACGAAGGGTTTATTGTTCCTGACCCCATTCCTCAGATTATTCATAAACATATTCCCGCATCAAAAGAAGTTGCGTTAAATCATATCGCCAATCTCAAGGCCATGCTAAAATCTGGCTGATGAACTAAGGGGCAGTTGATGCCCCTTTTAATTTCTTTAAATCTCTCTCCCCGAACCAAAGAGAAGTTTATGAAATTAGACCTTCATCAAGGCGATTGTTTGGATATTCTGAAAAACCTTCCTGAAAACACTGTCGACAGTATTATTACCGATCCCCCTTATGGTCTGAGTAAGACACCCGATATGAATGAAGTATTGTCCCGCTGGCTCAATGGGGATGATTATGAACATCGTGGTGGCGGATTCATGGGGAAAAGCTGGGACAGTTTTGTTCCAGGTCCGGCTGTCTGGCGCGAATGTTTTCGTGTACTTAAACCCGGTGGACATCTTCTCTCTTTTTTTGGCGCACGTACCTATGATCTCGGTACAACGGCTATTCGTCTTGCTGGTTTCGAAATCCGTGATCAAATCATGTGGGTTTATGGTTCTGGCTTTCCTAAATCCCACAACATCAGTAAAGCGATGGATAAGGCGCAAGGTGTCGAACCCATTATTATCGGACACAGCACTAACGGAATTGCAGGCGGAACAGGTGAATTCACCAGCGGCAATGAGCGAAGCGCAGGGTACAAAGGAGAATTTGATTTAACCGAACCCGCCTCTGAAATTGGCAAAAAATGGGAAGGCTGGGGAACCGCACTGAAACCCGCACACGAACCGATTTGTATGGCCCGTAAGCCGTTCAAAGGTACGGTTTCAGACAATATTCTGCGTCACGGCACAGGCGGGATAAACATCGATGCCTGTCGAATCGGTAACGAGATCCGCTTTAATCCGCCTTCTCATAACAAACCTGGCGGTAACAGTTTACACATGTCTGTGTCGGGGATGCCGGAAGAGGCTGAAGGATCCCTGGTATCAGGTCGATGGCCCGCGAATTTCTGTCACGATGGAAGTTATGAGGTCACGAAACATTTTCCCCATTCTTCTTCAACAGGGAACCGGAGCGAGGCAAGCCGAAACGCCACTGTCGCCGGAACAACATGGTTAATGGACAATCACCAGAGTCGTGAATACACAGATTCGGGTAGCGTTGCGCGT